TCTTCTTTTAAATCATCGTAATTATAAGGAAAATCTTTTGCTGAATAAGAAAAACCGTAAGGAAATTCCTCGTAAGGTATTCTTGTTATAATCTCCCTGACCGAATCTCTACATTTCGAAGAAACAGCATCTATAACGAAGTTGTCTCTAGATATGACCATAACCCTGATTCTGCTTTTGGTCTCCTCCCTACCTCCAAAACAAGCTTCTTGATTAGAAGAGGATACTAGAGATATAAAACAAGCAGGAAGGAAAAACGTTTTCTCGTCCAGCTTTTCGGATTGATTAAAGAAGTAAGGTGTTGTCTGACCAACCTCTAAAAAGTCAGACTGTAAAATAACATTGAGGTCACTATCATTAGATATATAAGTGTTGACTTCTTTTACTGTCGAGTTAGAAGTTATGTCTAAGTTCTGTCCAGAAGCTAGTGGTAAAATAACTCTACCTTCATTATAATCTATAAAAACACTACCGTTGTTTTTGTTGTCGCCAGTTACAAAATCTCCATTTATAAACACACCAGAGTTTGGGCTATCAACAGAAGTATCTGCCACTAGTTGCCTAAATTGCCCCTGATAACCAATAAAGTCAGAAGGTAAATCCGAGTATTCTACATACTTATATGTATTTTCTAAATCAGTAACATACGCTTTAATATCATCTTTTATCAGTCTGTTTTCAAACCAGAGATAAAAACTTGATAATAGATCTTGATCAAATTGAGCTTTCATTTTTTTATAGTTTTGTAAGTTTCTTTTTGAAGTCTTGTATTATCTTAGATATATAAGGGGTAGTCTTAAAACTCGAAGATGAGTTTCTTTGTGTTTGTATTGCCTTACCAGACCTAGAACTTGTTACACCTCCTTTGTTGTCATAGTAATAATTACCTAAGTTACTTATGCCTTTTTCTATACCTTGAACCCAACTTGAGCCACTAGCCCAAGGGTAAGGAGTTGAATCAAGAATATCATCTAAGGAGGGTAAGACAACTACGATCCTTACAGAACCATTATTTTTAACAGACCCAGCAGTGGTTCTTATCCTTCTTCTTAATATTGATCTTATTGGTTGTGTCGGTCTACTACCACCATCAAATCCTATAAAGGTAAATAGGTTTCCGTAGCCTCCTGTCAAACCACTAATATTAGCAGAATTAGGACCTGAGTCTAGTTCTTTTGTGACTGGGTGAGCTTCAAATTCTTTACCAGACTCTAGTCTAGCTTTCTCAATTTCTTTGTCGACTAACCTTTTTACATTTTTGGATAAAGCAGGTTTATTGGATCTTACTATCTCTTTGTATAGTGATCCCCCGTTTACTCTAATAGTGACACCTTTAGCCATTAGTTCTCTCTCTTCAGGTTAACCTGATAGTATTGAGAATCAAAAGGTCCTATGTGTTTTGCATCACTTTCGACTGTATACAAACTATCGTCTACTTCAACTCTAGAAGCTATCTTGAGTTTTTCGTAGCCCTCTTTTTTAACTTTAAGTCTTATTTTACCCTCTGAAGCTGTTAGATTCATTTGACTTTGCGCATCAAGAACCTTTTCATCTTGGAAGTTTTCATATTTTACAATAGCTTGTATTGTAATTTTCTCTAAAGTATTTCTACTTGTTGTATGTCTAGTGGTTTCCTTTTTAGAACCATAAAGAGGATTAAAATCTGCAGTTATCTCATTAGGAGACTGCGTAGCTTTTGCTATGTAAACATAAATGTCTCTGAAAAAAGTGTCCCTGACATTATCCAACTCAAGTTGAATTTGCTTCTTCTCAGCATCTGTTAAAATAGAAGCCATTAGCTTGTAGTGTTATTCTCGTCTCTACCATAGACCTGCAAAGGCGAAGATCTATAAATATTATATTTAGCCACCAACTGATCTAATCTTGAGATAGAGTCTGCTTTGAAAAGATTTAGAGTCCTAGCTACTGAGTTTTTATTCTGCCTCTGTATCGTCGTATCACCCTCTTTTAATAAAACCCAATCTAATCCTCCTCCAGAAGTACCCGTAATGCCTCTCAGAACGTCTCTAGACGTTTTCTCGTAATAATTGATGATATACAGCTCAGTGAAGATGGTCTCCTCCTCAGGGCAAAGAGGAGGCAAAAAATTACCAGACTCGTCTATCTCAAATTCTTCGTTAAGGAGAATGTTTAAATCGCCCAAGTTAGTTTCTAACCATCCAGAAACATAAGACAATGGAAAACGACAAGTGTCTTCAGGAAACTCTACTTCGACTATCTTTGTTGCTAGTTCTCCAAGGTCATTCATTATTTAAATATCTTTAAACAACCTTACAGTTTTTTTGTAGTTTGGGGAATTTTCGTCTATAATAGGTTTAGCTTGGCTAGGCACATTTACGTTGTGTCTTCTTGCGTACATCTCGAAAGAATCAATTAACTGCTTTTTAAGTTGAGTAGAATTCTGTTGAGGCGGTACACCGACTTCCATAGCTAAAGCGGTCATCTCTGACACAGACATAGATTCAATGTTCTCTGCAAAGATTTCCTTACAAAGAGTTTTATAAGGATTCATACTATGAATTCCTAGAAGTTCCTCAAGTTCTTTTGCTTGAGCTATTTGTTTTTGCTTATCGTCTCTATACTTTCCGTCAACCACATCAAATTCCTCCAGTGATTTTCCCTGTTTGTTTGGGTCATTAGCATCTGCATAAATAAGGCTAGCGTCTCTTTGGTCTATTCCTAGTAGTTCACCCAACTCTTCAATAGCCTCTTCTTTAGCATTAAGCTCTTCGTTATTTTCGTTATTGCTCATGATATATGATATATATTACACATAAAAAAATCAAAAAAAAAGAACCACCCCTAAAAGAGGTGGTTCTCTGTAAGTTAAATGTGATTGTTTAGACAACGATGCCTGTAAGGGCACGATCATCGATACAGATACGACCCTCTTCAAGAGTTCCGTAGTAACCAATCTTGTTCTGACGTACGCTGAACTGATCATCAACTTGGATGTTGAGGGAATCACTAGCGCCTTCACCGAGAACAACAGGACGGATGAGAGACTCCTTAGAGCGGTCAACACCGATTAGTAGTTCGTCAGTTGCACTGAATCCAGTGTCTGGGCTTTCGCCTTGACCACCAGAAGTAACAGTTGCTGAATCAGCACCGTCAATAGCAAGAGCAATCTTGTTGAAGCGTTGTCCGACACCCATCTCGAGAACCTCGATGATGTTGATACCGTAGAAGCTTGGAAGTCCACCGCTGTTGTAAACAGACATGCGAAGCTCGTCAGGAGCAGCGATATCGTTACCAGTAGCTCCAGTAGCAACAGTATTGATTGGGTTGTAAGACATTGAACGAAGCTTCTCAACCATTTCTGGGGAAACCAGAAGGTCAGTAACTCCAGTTACAGAACCGCCAACAGGAGTACCTCCGCTGAATGAGCTGTTAATGCGCTTAGACTTAGTGATCAGACGATTAAGGTCATCAAGGATCAAGCGGTCTTGGTTGAAGGAAGAGATGATACGCTTGTTCGTTGTTCCGTTACCCTTGATAAGGGCAGATGCGAGAACATTGAAAGCTGTACGCTCTTGCTTAAGCATAACTTCTTGAGCCATCTTAGTGAAGGTCTTGCTGACAACATCAACGCGAGCCTTACGAGCATAACTACGGTCGAAAGCGAGTGCGCTATCAAGAGTGTAGGTATTGAACTTAAGTTCGTTGTGTGCAGGAAAAACCTGATTGTAAGGAAGTCCTCCAGCAACTTGCTGAGAGTAAACCTGAATGTAATCTTCGTCTGAAATATCGTGGAAAAGGTCCAAAGGAAGCGAAGGATTGTCGTCCCACTCATAGGTCAAAGTAGAAAAGAGGTTGCCGACAGTAACGGCATTATTGATAACCTCATTTACCACAGGCCCGATAAGGGATGCGACAGCTGCTTGTGCTTCGTAAGCCTCTTCACGATTATTTGAAGCCATAGCGCGAACTAGGTTCAATTGATCTTCTGTTCTTTTAATTGTAATCTTCATATTCGTGAGTAATTTTAGAGTTCGATTTTAACGTATGCATAGTCACCTTCGAAAGGATCTGTGGAGCCTGTGCCTTGAGTTTCGCGGCTACCAGTAGCTAGAACAAGACCAACTACGGTTTCGTCAGCATCAGCTTCGCCAAGTAGTCCACCATCGCGTACTGCAAGAGTGGTCATTGGAGCAGGGATTGTTCCACCTTCGAAAGATCCGTCAACAAAGGTAAAGAAACCTTTAGTTGCTACAGGAACTGCTTCTCCAGATGCAACGCACTGAAGTTCAGCTTTCTTTTCAGGATAAAAGCGAATCTTTTCTCCGTTCTCATCTTCTTCGCGAACATCGCGCAAAAGAATCCCGAGAGTAGCGTCACCAGAGTCAGCGAGTTGAACCTTGTGAGGAACACTTGCGTACATTGAGGTTGCGTTACCGATGGTGTTAAGGAATCCACCTTCACCATATTGCACAGCATCAGCGTTAAGATCAGCAGATGTGATTTTAACGAGAAGACCAGCACCTACTTCACCACCATCGTATGAGAACATGTTGACAACGTCATTGTCATCATACTGACGGAAAGGCAATAGTTTTGTTATATCATTAGCCATAATTATTATAATTTAGTTTTTTTACTTAGTAATTTCTACCGTAAAGCTTTTCTTGAGCTTATCCAGCAGGGTAGGTTCGCTGGAAGCTTCTGCATTATTATTTGGAATAGATGCAGTTTCAATATCTTTTACTTCAATCTCTTCTTCAACTTCTTCAGTTGATGATTCTGAAACCTCAGTAACCTCTTCAGTAGATGCTTTGATTCTCTCAGCTACAAGCTCTTCAATCTTGTCTGCGGCTTCTTTTGCCTGAGCAGCGATTGCTTCTTTGTTTTTGTGAGAGAAGATGACAGCAAGCTTTTGCTTAAGAGTGTCGAAAGACTCCTCTTCTTGGTCAAGCTGCTTCATTTCAGCCATGACGTACTCAAGCTCTTCTGTAGAGAGTTCGTAAGTTGCGTCGATGAAATTCATTCTGGCGTTAAAAAGTTCCGTAGCTGCTTTTGACTCAACTTCAGTTTTGATTTCACTGAGCTCTTCTCTAGTAGCCTCGAGAGACGACTTGAGTTCTGCCAAGTCTGCTTCGGCCTTTTCCTTAGCTTCGGTTTCAACCGCTACTTTGGATTTCCAGTTTTCGCTGTGAGCTACAAGAGCGTCACGCATAATCTCGCCAACAGATTTGGCGTGATCTTCCTTCTTAACGATGGTAGCTACGCTTTCAGCGACTTCTTCCATCATTTTTTCGAATTCTTCTTTAGTCATATGATTTAAAATATTGAATTTTTCTCTGTTTACATCATTTTGTGCGTTTAGGGAAATTTTTTCTTGTGTTTGCGAGGCTTCTGGCTCAGTATTTAACTGCTCTTTACCTTGTTCGTCTGCCACATAAAGACCTTTTACCCTAGCTGCTGGATTCATTGTTATGCCAGCTCCGAGAGGGTATGTTTGTCCTACGATCAGCCTGTTTACTGGAGTTCCTTCTTCATCTTCTCCGCTACCACCGAAAGCCCTAGTGTATTGTCTGTCTTTCATAGACTCCATTTCATCAAGAATTCTGCTCTCAGATAATTTTTTTGAACCTTTTGTTATTTTGTAGTCAGAAAAAGCTAATTCCCAACTTGTAGATATGCTTTGATACTCTTCGTTTTCTTTCTCTGAAGCTTTTTCAATTGACTCTGCAAGCTCTGGAAATATACTTCTATAAATTACTCCAGCAGCGTTTATGTAGAATGGTTCTTTTTTATCGGCATAAGACTCTATATCATTATCTGCAAAATCGAACTCTTTCTCAGAGAAGGATGCATTAATCATATGACCAACTATTTTTTGTTTTTGGTGTTCAATGTTGATAGGTTTATTAACGAATCTCTTTACTGCAGCCATAGCTGTTTCAGTATCAATCCCGTCTCCGTTTTTATTGAACTCATTAACGACTGCCAAGTTAAAAACAACTGGAATCACATCAATATTTTCTTCAGGCTTAAAACTTTCAGGCATTAGGCTTTTAGCAGCCTCGTCTAAATTAGCTTGGGATATACCAAAACTAAAGAAATCCTCTTTATCTAAAACTTTAAATTTACCAGCAAACTGACAAACTTCCAAATCCGATTTATTCATACAAGTCTGTTACACTAAATTTTGGTAGAATGATATAAAATAGCTGCGCTAAGATCATCTAACTGATGTTTGGCTCCGAAATCTAATACTTTCTGGTCAATACCTAGGTCGCCGATCTTGTCAAAGTTTTCTAAAATCTCACTGAGAGTTTCTTCCCAGTCTTTTTCGTTTTTAGCTACAACAATTGATTCACAAGCTTTAGCAACGATGTCTTTTTTATCTTCCGACAAGTCTTCAACTCCAGAGCAAAACTTCTCACAGAATTTTTCAACTGCTTTCTTCTCAAACTCAGTAACTCTTTTTGTTATTTCTACTATATTTGCTTTAGAGTAATGTGTTGAATTTGAAACTCCTATAGGACGACCTCCACTTGGTGCTGGATTTTTGATTGCGTTATCTCTGCCCTCTTCTGAATTGTTAGACCCACCTTCTTGTTCTGATAGTTCTTGCGTATAAAGGTTTATTGAGTTTACTAGTGGCATGTAATGACCATCTTCTCTTTCTTCTTTAAATGATTTTTGAGCTTCATTAAGATCTTTAGATTCGGGGAAAGATCCACTATGTATTAGATCCATTCCTTGTTCAGGAGTTAATATTCCAAGTTCCATCATTCTAATGGCTACTTTGTTAGTATCTCCGTTTTCAGATTTACCAACCTCTACCATTTTAGCTTGAGGACAAACCCTCATGCCTAAAGATTTACAAATCTTTCTTATTTCTGGTTGAATGAAGTCTTTAAGGAACAAATCTCTAGAAAGTTTCAATCTCTCGATAAAAATTTTCATCTTCAATTCTCCTTGGGAATATTTGGAGTCTCCGATTAAGATATTCTGCAGTCCGTCTTTGATGTCTTGATCTAAAACTTGATACTTCTCTGCTCCCATTACTTTCTTAAGATCGGGAATAACAAATTCTGCTTTTGTTGTATAGTCTGATACAAGAACTCTACCAACACTTTGGTTTTTAAATATGTTTTGCATTGCAGATAAAGCCTTATGATTAACTCCTCCTTTGTCAGGTTCTGCTCCCATAGTTACAAGCAATACTACGTTTTCTATAGAACGGGCAATTGCCTGATCTATTTTTTTCAGTTCCATCTTCTTGTTTAAATCGTCAAGAACAGCAAATCCGCTAGGTATAGCCATAGGCTCATAATCTTGTTTACCAGCGAATATCACATGCAGTTTTTCAGGCTCAAGTGGAATGATCGGGGTAGTTGAACTTGATACAGCTGGATTGTTTTTAATAGTAAGCTTAACTTCTTCTGGCATAGAATTAAACAATTCTTTTTCATGCTCTGAAGTTGGATTTTTAAGCCTAGATATTTCGAATGGAGTTAGTACCTTGTAATATTGATATTCTGAAAATGTCACAGAACCCTTGGCTACAATATCAGAAGGGTTAACCATGATATATTTGATAGGTATTTTAGCATTCTTCTTGCTAGACCCATAGATCTCCATCATCTTAGTAACACTAGAGAAATCTAAAGTGCCATCTAATCTAAGCATGAAAACATTACCAGATCTATAAAACTCTCTGAAAAATTGATCCTGTAAATCGTGAATTTTTATTCTTTTAAACCAAGCCTCAATAAATTTCCTAGACTTTTTAGAACCGCCTTCTAAATATATTTCTGTATTAGCATACTGAGACATCAAGTCTATAGTAGATCTAAATGCAGGTATGTTGAAATAAGCTTTTTGGCAAAGTGAGATGGCATCAGCAGCCCCAACGTTATCGTCTGCGTATTCAAAAGGTAATAAGCCAGCGTCTATGTTTGCATACTTATTTGCTACCTTACCAGAAGCAACGCTATTAGTTCTAGATACAGACCTCTTATCCGAGTTAGAACCCTTTCTCGAAGATGCTTCGCTTTCATAAAAAGATTCCCCGACCATTTCTGGTTCGAAATCTGCAATCAAAGCATCAGGTAGTGCGGCTGTGCTCTGCTTTTTGTCAAATTTGCCCCAATAGTCAGACTTCTTTGTATATTTTCTTTTCGCCATAACTTATTATACACGAAAAAAAACGAAACATCAAAAGTTAACTTTGACTTTCAAAAGTAGACTTTTATTTATTATAATTAACCTTGATAACCATCGTTTGTTCTCCATCTCTTTCTGTTATGTAAGTTTCTCCTTTTTCGTGGAGTTCTTCCATTTTTTCTTTTGAAATGGTCATTTCGTGGTCGTAGTCTTTTTCGGACTCAATAATTATAATTTCCTCATCTCCAAACTCGGCACTAGCTTTAGCATCCTTTTTGGCATCTTCGAATTGACTATAACATACGGATAACTTTTGATTGTTGTCTTTAAAATCTTTTTTTATCATGTCAGAAGACATGCATCTAGCTATAAAGTCGCTTTTCTTTTCTCTGTTGTTTGGAGTTGGTAAAGGCATATCTAGTTATACACTATTATTTAAATTGTAAAAGGAATAAAGGTATCCTGTGTTTTCTTGCTTATTTTGGCGTGTTTAGAGTCAAAGTAAATCTTAGCAAACCAGTTACCTAGTATCAAAGCAGAGTAGGAGTCTTTTCTTGCTCTGTTTGGTCCAGTTTGTCTTTTAAGGTTTTGTGGTAAGTTGAACGACTGAGAACCCTGAGGGTTTGTTGTCACTTCTATGTTTGCACATTCTGATTTAGTCAACTCTATTATGCTTTTCTGATGGTCTATAAAATCAATCATTTTAGCACCTTTGGAGGAAGCAGTTATTTTAGTATCCCACTTCAGAGAATCAATAGGTAAATTCTTTTTTCTTTGGTCGTCAAAGTGAGAGTCAACAGCTCTAGAACCAAATAGTATTCTTTTGTGATCAATAGATGCTTGGAGTAATTCGTTGGCATTTCTTATCCAGTTCACAGTAGGCTTCCTGAGTATACAATATTTTTTGTCTTTAACGTTATATTCGTTTTTAAATGATATAATATCAGAGTGGTAGTTCTCTGATTTTTCTATATCTATCTCTATAACTCCAATCTCTATGTTTTTGTCTTTAAACAATTGACTTTCATTACAGGAATTAATGAATTGAACCCCTCCGTTATAGTCACCGCATATACCAATCATGTTAAAGTGAGTAATCAGATATAGGAAATAAGTCATGTGCTCTTTAAGAGAAACCCCAGCCACAGCATAACTATGAACCAGACAAACCTTTTGGTCTTCTTGCAAAACTTTGAATACATGCATCGCAAAGTGGTCGGCACTTGTGTTTCCAGCCCAGTTAGGGTCAAAGGACATTATATATTCATCACTAGGATTACCAACCACCTCTACAGCAGGACTTTCTCCATCTGGTATTGTACAAGCAGCCATTTTTGATAATCTAAAGTAACCATCACTCTCATCTACAAATTGAGCACCGAATTCCCTTTGGAACTGCATTTCACTCATAGTAGCCTTAGCTTGTTTAAGCAGGTTCTGATCGTAGAGTCTAGTTGGAGCACAATCATAACTTAACTGCATTATCAGTCTATAAGCATCATCTGCGGATGTATCCTCTTCATCATCTTCTATGTTTTTTTCATCTGCCGTCTCCAATATTAAATTTTCATATTTTTTGAAAAGTTTGTACATGTATTCGAACTTAAAACTCGGAGATGAAAGAATTATCAACTTGTTATTAGGCCACACATACCTGTCTTTTTCTTCCATCTCTCCTTTGTCGATTAGGCGCGATTCTAAGTTATGCAATTCCTCTCTTTCGACTGGATTCTCTACAACACCCAAAAACGGCAATATAACCTCATTAAATATTTTTTCTGGTATTGTTAAGAACTCATCCAGTACTATCCTATTAAATCGAAAACCCCTTAATCTCTCTCCATTGGCTAATGGCAAGGCTGTTGCTCTACTTCCCCCTATTTTCATAGTCCACTGGTCAGTTCCTTTGGTTATCTTAACTCCGCAGTCTTTCGCTAATTTAGCTTCTGGCTTACCTAATATATCTTCCATCTTTTGGAAAATTTGTTTTGATTGTCGGAAACTACCAGCAATAACTCCTATATTTGCAGTTGGATTTAAAAGACACTCAAGTAAAACGTATACCGCAGTAGAATAGGTTTTAGACATACCCCGTGAGAATACGAACATGGAATAATCTGATATCATCATCCCTTTAATAGCCATAGCCTGAAAGGGGAATAATCTAACCCCTAAAAATAACTCACATGTAAATGGAATATTATTTCTTAAAAATTTATATAAATAGTATCTGGCATCCTCTTCCTTCAAAGACCCCTCCATTTCTTTTAACTTATCATTGAGTGGACCAGATGCGTAATCCATCCGATCTCTTTGAATTCCTTTTTGCCAAGACATATTATTCTGAAATTAAAGTTTTTCTTTGACCTACTCCATGTATCTTTTTGTCAATGTGATACTGTAGATCTACGTTCCACAAATCGTCTCCATGACGGAGTATGAGTGGAATTATTTTCTTTGTACCAGCTCTGTTGTGAGCAAATATAAATTGTATGTTTTTCGGGTAATCCAACATGAGTTGCCTTACGTTATGCCATACATAACCTAAATTAGACTTAAACTTAGATAACTTATTGTCTTCTTCTAGTTTCTCTATACTAGACTCAACAACAACAAACATATATGAACCAAAATGAACACACCTGTCCATTTCCCGTCTAAATCGCTCTATACCAGCTCCAAAGGTCTGCCTGAAGTCGTCTTGAGCTTTGCGGTCGACAAAGGTTTTAGTATAATGTTCTCCAGCAGCTGTATAGTCACCAAAATCAAGCTTATTAGTAGTTCCGTTATCAAACTTCAAGGGTTTTTTCTCCCTAGTGTCTACAAAGATATTCATGCCACTCACATCTGCATCCCAGAAACCTTTTGGTAAATCTTTTTTATAAATGTTTTCTATTTTTGCCTCTTTTGTGAAATCATCGTATGAACCCCACAACTTCCTGTAGGTATATATGTTAGCCATGAAAGAAAGATCGTAAAATAAGTTCGGGGGTGAATATTCTATTTTTTTATCTTGGAATTTCCTTTGTGCCTGACCAAATACATAATCTCTAGCTTTAGATTCGGGTTCTGTCCTCAACCAATTAACATAATTACCAAAATTATTAAAATCATGACTAAAATAAAAATCATATGACTTAAACTGCAACAAATCACCAGTAAACAAATCCTTCTTCTGGAAATGCTTCACATAATAATCACCAATAGTCAAAGAATGAGCCTTCAAATGACAATGAAAACTCTTCCTAGTCTTAAACTCCTTGCCACACTCCTTACATACAAAATCACTCATAACAACTCCCTCTTAGAAATACCTAATACACGCGCTTTATAATCATCCATACTCTCCAACCTATCTGCCTCCTCCTCAATCAACTTGTTCTGAAGTTCAGCCATCATTATCATCCTGTCACGCTCTTCCTTATCTGTAAATGCCTCAACCAATGCAAAGATACTCCCATTCTCCTCTCCTTTGGCTTTTAAGCGCACCTGACGGCTTCCATTCAAATCCTTGGTCAATGACTCAATTCTCTTCTCACATTGATTCAGCTCCTCGCTAGTGGCTTTAATGAGCTCTGTGAGTCTCATGGTCACATCACGTTCACTGTCAGAATCATTAAGCAGATTGTTCAACCTATCTATCCTAGACTGAATATGCTTTTGCCTAACATAGTTAGTACACACTGTAACATACAAATTTAACTCATCATTAGTCAAATCTGGCTTGTCCCACACCGCTCTCACAAATTCACTCTCAAATAAATCCCTATCAGCCAAAGTACTATACTGATTTATAAAATGATGAAACCTAGGACTACGAAGATGATTCATTAATTGCTCTATTAGTGTTTTTTGTTTTCTTTGTAACTCAGATTCCTCCAAAGTAACTCCACACCAATCATTAACCTTTCTTAAAGCTTTCGAAATAGTCTTAGGGGGAGTCCAACTCTCCGTAGTCACTATCTCATTAGCATTACTCACATCTGTCCTGTAATTCTTCAAAAAATCAACAACCACACGATGCTTCATACTCAAACTCTTAACCTGACTGTCTTTAAACACAAGTTTAGCTATCTCCAAAGCAGTCATACCCACCTGAACACTATCTCCAAGCAAAAACTCCTTCTGAGACTTGTCCAAAGTAATATCACCCACTTTCTTCTGAACATGAGTCTTATAATCCAACTTCTCTCTCGCCAAAAACTCTCTGACAGCACGACCCTCTTTAGATCGACCATCCAAACTCTCATCACTGAAAAGCTTGCGGGTTATATCCATCAAGTCTGGGTTAGTCTTGAACATCTCAACAATAAAGCGCCTCTGCTCCTCATCTAAAACAATTTTACCATCACTCATATCAAATCATCACTTTTTAAAACCTCAGAAGCAATCTCATAAAACTTCTTCTTCAAATTATTAATCTGCTTATACCTAGGAGTCTTCCTCTTACTAGTATCTTGCTTGAAACCAAACCTATTAGCGACTTCCTGATCAGACTTATGCTCAACATACAACATATGATAAATCTTTCTGTGCTTTTCATTCAATTTCTCCATCACTAAACAATGAACCTTCTCCAATTTACCATCATAGTCAACTTCAGACTCACCAATACCATCCTCACCCCCAGAATCTAAATTAACATCCAAAGATAACGGCAATTTCAAATTATATGCCTTCTCTTTCTTCTTTCTCCACTTAGCAAAATCATCACAGGTACTATTCTGCTTCCCATTAGCAGTAAAACCACAATCATCACCACCACTATAATGAGGACACCTTAAACACGGCTTGGCAAAGTTACCATAATGATTTCTAACCAAGTTCTTAATCTGATTAGATATCAATGTACTACACCAAGGCCCAAAATTCCTCTTCTGATCCCATAAATGCCACTTATTATAAATATGTAGCCTAATTATCTGACAAACATCATCATAATCCAACCACGCCAAAGCACTCAACTGCCACTTCGCCCTATACCTACATAAAAGACGGTCTATTTCAGGAACCAAATCCTCATAAACTTTATCCATCTATATCACTAGGCTTAGAGCTACCACAATCTTGTTCGCTTCTCTGCAAAAGAGCATCGCCATCAGGCAAATTAACCTCATCCCTGCTATAGCCATCATCAGTAGAGCTAGAACTACCCATAAGATCACTCAACTTAACAGCACTACTATTAGTCTCAGCAGAAATTTCATTTCTCATTTTGTTTAAATCAAAAGAACCAACAACATTACTGTCATCAGACTCAATAGAAACATCCATTTGTGGTCTCAAAACTTTATCAACACCAGACACAGAAGCTTTAACTCCCATGCCAGCTCCACAACCTGCGCAAAATTTTGGTTGGCTGACTTCATATAGATTTTTATGCCCACAGGCACTGCAGAATACTTTGTTCATGTGAAATTTTATGGTTTTAAACTAGTTTTATCAAGTTTTATTTACACTTTTTGACTCGCGTGTGGAACTAAACCAAGTCTGGGAAACCTTATTCATAGTAATAACCACCCCCCTGCGAATCTAACAACTAACAGAAAACCCAAAATTCTGAGAAAACCCACCCCTAACAGTCTCTAACAGGTCACAAGTTGCGTTTTTGAGCAAAAAAGACAACATTTTGTGGAACATTTTCTGTGGAACATCATAAGTCATTGATAATGAACGACAAAGTAATCGAAAATAAATAAAGTTTCTGCTTCCATTTTTCTGCTCTGGTGGTATAATACACCCATGCAAGAGAGAAACACTACATCACTACTCCCCTCCGTTCCTTCAGACGTTCACGCTATGCTCAACGATATGCTCGCCAAGGCAACACGCAACGCAGAGGCACAAGTCGAGCGCACTCGTCAATTCGAGATCAAGCGTGAGCGTGAGATGGTTATGAAAGCAAAACGAGACGCTGAAAATAAGCGTAGAAACATCTTGCAAGGTCACTAAAATTACTGTAAAATATCACCAACGAAAAGCACTACATCATGAAAGCACTATCAACTCAACTCAACGCCTTCCATCTCTCATTCAATAGCATGACTGCTTTTGACTTCCGAAGAATCCCTACCTTCTCACACGTTGAAACTAACGTCCATTCAGACAAGCAAGGCTGGGACGCTTATG